TCGAGTCCAATTTACACCGTTTTCGAGAAATGCCTCAAATAGAGGAGTTAAGCCTTGCATGGACGCAAGGCTATGGACATCGCAATTGGTAAATTCACCAAAGCCCTTTTCGTGGTTATACAGAAATTCATTCCGTATAAAACACCGCATTACAGGGATATTATGATTGAGATATGGCATAATAATATGGCTTTTTGGTTGGAAGGGTGAGACTTGAAAGGAATTAGGCTAATATAGTTAAGCATCAAACTTTTAGTGCGAGATCCCAGACTAATAGATGGAGTCTCGGTGAAAATTTAACGTTAAGAGCTTTAGCATACTCAGCTACAGCAGGCGCAGCCACAACATGTTCAGCACGAGAACCGCAGCAAGGCATAAACCAAATACGATCTGTAGAAATATTAATATCATTTTTACTATTCACATACTTACGCCAGATCTCTTCAATATCTTCAGCTCGGCTAATGACAAACTTAAATCCAGAGCCATGCGCTTTATGCCACTTAAGTACTTCTGGTTTGTAAGTCTTTTCTTCTGGATCACCATTTGTAGTTAACTTAGGTGAAGTAGTAAATGTAGCATTAAATTCATTCACCCACTCACTATCAGGCATGATTGTTGCGTTAGTTTCGAAATCAATCTTTGGTAAAAAATTGTATTTACTTACAAATGCTCTAACAAGCTTAACCAATTGCTTTTGCTGAATTAGAGGTTCGCCACCTGTAATTTTCCAAATAGCACCATCTTTCAGCTTAGTGACATAGTTATTCTCTTCAAGGAAGCTAAAGACTTCGTTGAATGTCATCTTATTCTTAATAGACCAAGAGATAAAGGAGTCACAACCGTGTGGTGAATCCTCTGAAGCGAAATTAGCACAAGTAAGGTTACACATTGATAGTCTCATAAACACTGAAGGGTAACCAATATACTCACCTTCACCTTCTAGAGTATAGAACACTTTATCGTCACTCAGGAAAATTGTTTCTTTATCACAGTCAATCATGAAAATATTTTAATATCATTTAGTGAGATAATCAAGTAGTTTTACTATAAATATTAGTGTATGCCTCGTCAAGAAGCGCGCAAGCGCAAAACTGCAGGTTTGAGTGAAGCAATAGAAATTGAAGCTTCACTTCAAAAAAACTGGCTTTTTAATTTCAAGATTAAAAAGCCCTTCCACTTCAACGATAATCATAAGCGTTTTTATGAGTGTATAAAAGCTGATGATACAAATATGGTCCTAATTGATGGTCCTGCAGGTTGCGCTAAGACGTATATAGCTGTCTTAGCTGCACTTGAAATGTTGAAAGAAGACAAAACAAAAAGCATAACGTATATTAGATCAGTAATTGAGTCTGCGTCAAGAAGCATCGGTGCTCTACCGGGTGAAGTGGGTGATAAATTTCTTCCTTATGCTATGCCTCTTATCGAAAAAGTAAAAGAGGTTACTGATGACAGCACTTGTAATTTTTTACAATCAAATAATATCATACAAGCTATACCTGTTAACTTTGTTAGAGGTCTATCATTTAATGATACAATTGTTATCGTCGATGAAGCACAAAACTTAACAGGAGGTGAAATTACTACTATCTTAACAAGATTTGGTAAGAACACTAAGTATGTAGTTTGCGGTGACTTAAATCAAACAGATATTGGCAAAGCTTCAGGCTATAAAGATATCTTTAATAAATTCAAAGACGAGCGTTGTATTGATCACAAAATTTACACCTTTAAGTTTGGTGAGAATGAAATCGTTAGAAGTAAAATTCTAAGATTTATTGTTGATATTCTTGATGCAAAGCGTTAAGTTTCTCTAATTCAATTAACTCTTTAATAGCTGCTTCTAGATCAACCTCTTGAATGACATACTCAGGAGGTTTTTCTTTTATTTCTAAAACAGGAAGAACAGAGCGTATCTGATTGAATACGCTCTGTTCTAATTGTGTCAATTGTTCATCACGGGTTATGTGAACACCTGATCTCATATTAGCCCCATGATGTTCCAGCAAACCAATTACCCTTACCAGTAGAAACGTTTGAACCTACTAGAGCACCTTGGCTTGCGGTTACTGTAGGCTGCGGTTGAGCTTGAACTGGTTGCTCAGGTAACGATTCGTTTGATACTTCGTTAGTATCCCCTTCTTCAGTATTCTGATCATACATGCTATAAGTTGCAGAGTTATCTGCATGCTCAAAGACTTCAACTTTTTCAAGCCAGCAGCGACCAGCCGTGAGACTCTTAATATACTCCTGAGTCAGTTTAAATACAACTTCTGAAGTTCTTTCAATACCAACACCATCTGGGAATACTCTCAGCTGAATAATACCCTTTCTATCTAGATCGCGAAATGTTTCAAGATCAGGATCATCACCTGCTACACAAGTAGTATGATCAAATACTTCCTGAAGCTTTGCTTTCAGTCCTTTCAAGCCACCGAAGTCAACTAGCCAGTTCTTATCGTCGAGACTAGATCCACCAAACCAGAACTTAGCGATCAGCTGATATCCGTGAAGGAATCTACACATAGAATGGCTAGCTCTCCACTGTCTAAATGCACAAGAACCTAACTCAATTACCTTTGTTGATTGATATTTCATATCTCATATTATATGAGTCTAATAGGAAGTTCAACTGACTTTTTTGTGTTTTAGTATTTTCTTTAATTAGTTGCTCTTGCTTTAATAATTTTCGTATTTTTAAAATATCATTAGCATCAATTTGGACATCTGGAGCTTTATTTAAGAAATCCTTTAAAAAACTTGTAAAGGTAAGTGGTGATGGTGGTTTATTATTAGATAATTCATCAGCATATAACTCCTTTATACCTTCTTTTCCGTAGTTTTTAATTGAAGATGAAATCCATCTTGCAATTTCCTTTACTGTAGGAGTAGATCCAAGGCCAGACTGTGAATACAACTGATTCCAGTCTTTTTTAGTGCTAACTTCTTTATCTTTTAGACCTTGAACAGTGTTGTTACTTTGATCTTTAATTTCCACATCATACGTACCTTCTGGAGTTCTAGTGAGAATTGCATTATATTGTTCAGGTAATTCTAACCCACCCTCAATACCACCGGGTGAACCAGGAGTTATTGCCTCTACTTTTTTAAATCTTTCAGCAGTAAACGGTATCGTTACTCGTACTAAGCCAGCTTTATCTTTAGGTAAAGTTTTAGGGGAGTCATACTTTATGCTTTTGAGATTGAATACTGCATAGTATCTTTCCTTCATTGCTTTCTTTAAAGCAGCTACTGGTTGCTTTTCACTAAAAGCTTTGAAGGGGGCCGCTACTGCGTTTAAGTTATTAACTAGCCCAGGAGCCACAACTTTTGCTGCTGCACCAATACCTCTCATAACGTCGCTGAAAGTCTCTTGTAGTAATTCTTGTTGAGATAACATTACATATATTTATTTAATAATCTCTAAATAATCAGATTTTAACCAATATACTAAGACATTAGTTGCTATTTCTTTAGCTCTTTTTAATTTTAATTGATCTTTAATGTAACTTTGATACTTTGTAGTCTTTTCATTTTTATATGGAGTACTCTTAGACCAAGGATCTGCTAATACTTCGTTTTTAGTGTAATGCCATGGACCATTAACCTCTAATATTAAATTTATTTTATTATAGTTATCAAATACTGTTAGATCGTAAAAATAATATTTACTATTTATAATAGTAAAATATTCTCTATTTTTAGGTCCACGTAGAAAATAACAGTTGTCAACTGCTATGTTATTTTTTTCTATAAACGTACATATATAATTGTATGCAGGTTTAGAAAAAGCAGATGTAAAATAACCGCAAGAAAACAATTCTTTCATAGCTAGCTTCCTTTTCAATTTAACATCTGCTCTATTAGCTGCAGCTTTTATTCGCTTATTCCTCAATTGAGGGTTTTTATAATTACCACACTTTTTACGTCTAATTTGTATTTGTTTAAAGTCTGTCATTTGATGCGTAGCCTTTACTTTACGTATATCTCTCATTCTTTTGGCTGTATGTATGTCGTATATCTCTTCATATGTCTTACCTCTACTATTATTAGCACGGCTTAAAGCAAGATCTGTATCAACAACTGACTGAATGTTAAATTTACTTTTATAGTCATTTACTGTCATGTTATGACGTTTAAGGTGAGTATTTGTTATGTTACGGAATTTTTTATTGCATATTAAGCATATCATGAAATTATTTATGCTTTCATCACCACCTATCTCAAAAAATTAAAAATAAAAAACAACTTGATTTCTTCAGATTTTAGATAAATATATTCATAAGATGAATGATATTCCATTTTCAAATAGTAACATTACCCTAACAGATACAGAAAAAGCAAAGCGAATTAATAAAGCAGCAGAACACTTCGGTAAGTTTATGAATGTTTTAGGGTTTGATTTCAAGAACGACCCTAACTCAATTGAGACTCCAAAGAGAGTAGCAAAAGCTATAATGCATGATTTATGCTCTGGATGTTTTACTTCACCGCCTAATATTACAGCTTTTGATAACGTCGATCAGTATGATGGCATTGTATGTCAAAATAACATTAAATTAGCATCAATCTGCGCTCATCACTGGCTTCCGTTTACAGGTACTGCACATGTTGCTTATATTCCCTCAAAAGACGGTAAGGTAATAGGTCTTAGCAAATTAAATAGAATTGTTGATTGGTTCGCTCGTAGACCTCAAGTGCAAGAAAATTTAACGATGCAAATTCATAACTTTATCGATGGAGTTTGTGAAAATAATAATGGAGTAGCTGTAATGATAGAAGCAAACCATACCTGTTGCTCTTTAAGAGGTATTAAGCATGATAGCTCTATGCGTACTGCAAGAATGTCAGGTGCATTTTTAGATAATAACGATAATAGTAGAGCGGAATTCTATAAGTTTATAGAATTTGCTAATAAATAAAGCACTAAGGAACTATCATACCATTTGGTATGAATATTTTTATTACTAATGAAGATCCCGTGTTAGCAGCACGGGATCTTTGTGATCAACACTGTCGGAGTAAAATGCAGATCGAGAGTGCAATTATGCTAGCTCATGCATTCGACCAAGAAGTGCTAAATCATAAAGATACACCTCGTACAAAAACAGGTAAGCCACGAAAAAGTGGTCGTGGCTATTACAATCATCAATGCTCAGTGTGGGTTAGAGAATCTCTAAGCAATTTTAACTGGCTAGTTGATCACGCTCTTGAAATGTTTGATGAGCGTATGTATAGATGGCCAGGCTCTCAAGAGCATTTTACAAAAGAGTTTATTATCTGGTGCAAAAATAACGCGCATAATAGCACACTCACAGAAAAAGGTCTAACTGAGTTTGCTATTGCTATTAATGTTAATAGTGAATGCTACCAAATACCTCAGTTCAAAAACTTTTCAACAGTTGAGAAGTATAGAGCTTATATTGCAGTAGATAAAAAGTTTGCTACTTGGACTAAACGAGGTAAGCCAGAATGGTTTAATATGATACTTCAATCTGATCCCCAGCAATATGCTTCGAATCAATATCAATTAGAGCATCAAGCTGCTTAATAAAGTCCTTACCAACAAGGATTTTGTATTCGTTTGTTGATCTGTTGCCTATGCTAAAAGGAACATTTTCGAATTCCTGACCACCAAACTTCATTCGAAAAGTAACAACTGGTCGCTCTTCGACGTTACCAGCGCCAATGTTTATAGAGACTGTATCTTTTATCTCCTTCATTAGGCGCTTACCATTTACTGTAGTAAAAGTTACTTTATTACCTTGTTTAGTAATATCTTCACCGTGTAGTACATTAAACGCGCCGTTACCGGAGTCTATCTTTGCATCGATATCTCCTATACCCTCAAGGCTAATACGTTCTATTAGTCCTATAACGGTCTTTTCATAAAATGTCTTAAAGTTTATCATATTAATGGCAAGCAGAGCAACCCCCACACTTGCATCCCATCGCTGCATGTACACAGAAATCATCCGTATCTTCATAACCAGTATCAAACATGTCTACTTCTGGCTCGTGATCTTCACATCCACACTCATGTTCTGATTCTGAACTAAGATAGTCGTATACTGATGAAATATAATCAGCAGCTTTAGTAATCTTTGCTGCTACCCAACCTTCAAGGGAAGGCATCTGCTCAATAATTTCCTCTAACTTGGCGGCATATTTAGCAAGTTTAAGTAGGTCGGTATGAGCCATGCTCACTTCACCTTCGTCGTGTTGTTCTATGTGATCCTCATCAGGTATTTTGCTTGTAGTAGCACCTGGCATGTCCATTGTTACAATAACAGGAACACCTGACATACCACCAGATAAAAGATTTTCTTTTAATTTCTGTCGAGTATTACTATATGCCTTTTCAAGCATCATTCTATCTTTTGAAGTATACATGTTATTATTTATACTATACCTAAAATTTGCTTAATAGTATTTTTATCAGGTTGTGATAAAACTGGAGGTGTAAAATAGTCTATTGCGTTAGGATCTTTACTAGTTATCATCTCACGTGATTTAGTACCACTGATATTGTTACCCTTTATACCTATATTAACAATATTTACATTAGGGTATTTGTCTGGATTCTTAATAAATGAATTAAATCGTGTAATATCTTCATCTTTATCACCAGCACCTACTAAGACCTTATCACTAGGATTCGCTTCAACAAAATCATATGTTGATTTAACTGGTGTGATTGGTGCTTTAACAATATCAATAGGTTTAGGTAGATACTTTTTATAGATAGACCATATTTGATACGATTGATCCTGAGTAATACCATCACGTGGCGATTTACCTATAAACACAACCCCGCTATCAGCTGTAAGTAGTAAGTCTTTTAACGCTTCAAAATGTCCATTAGTAGGTGGCTTATATCCGCCTGGAAAAACAGCGATAGTCTTACTTGTTAGTTGTTCGAAAAATAATCTAAAATTAATCATATACGTCCTTTGTTTTTATGGAAAGAAGGTGATATTACTTTAAAGACAAGATCACTTTTTGGACCTTTAAGCTTAATAACTATACCTTCAAACTCACCTAACTTTCCTGCTAACGCTCTTAACTGTCTGAGTATTGTGTTATGCATGTGCTTTTGATATGGCAGTAGAATGCGATTGAGATGAGCTCTCATTTCACGCTTAGCAGTTACATCTTCTCTTTTTCTTGAATCACTATAAAGTACTGCTTCATAGTTAGGGTATTGAGATGTGAATGTGTTAATTTCCTGTGTAGCAGCATTTACCACATCGCCTAAGTAGATAGGATCAAAGACATTAATATCTAACGGTAAGAACTTAACAGTCTCGTTAGATAAGTCTGTCAGGCTTTTAATTATATCATACTTAATACTCTCTGTTAACTCAACTCCATTAAAGTCTGTAACATTAATAATTGGGAAAGTTGACCATGTACCTAATTTATCTTTTTCATAATTTGTTGCAACGAAATAAACAAGATTTGAATTATCTTCACGAGTCAAAGCGAAAGGTGAATACAACCATTCAGCTTGCACTCTAATACCGTCTATATCAAGATCTTTTTTATATCTTAACAGTGTCTTGTATATAAGATTCTTAATTTTTAGAAAGCTATCTTCGAAAGCTTTTTTAGTTGGCTCATGTTTAATTTTACCTGTAAAGTCACCATCTGATACAACACCTGAATAGCTTCCTTGGAGGAAGTATTTATTTTTAGGAGTTATACCAAATCTAACAGCCATACCGTCTGCTTTTTCAGATACGGTTGAATTACCAGGCTGTATAGTATCGTCAGTAGTACCTAAGATTTCTAAAAACTCTTTAAACTGCTCGAATGGCATTGAGTATTGATCCGGCTTGTACTCAGAATATAAATGTTGTACACCCACTCTTTGACCAGAAGTAGTTGTGCTTTCAGTTACAGTCTTATATATGTAAGCATTTAGATCAACACCATCCTTAGCACATGTTTGTATAGCATCAGATAACATACCTGATACAATTTGAGGATCTTTATACTTCTTAAGTAAAAAATCTATAATTGCAGGTATAGATGAGACGTTACGCTCTTTAGCAGATTCACTACCAAGGAGGATTTGAGCAACTCTTGTTGGATTTTTATCTTCAATTACGGCTTGAGTTTCACGATCAGTTAAGCCCTTATAACCACTCCATCTAAGGTTAATATTCTTAGCTAGATTTGAAAGTACAACCTTGTGATGCATTCCCTTTAAAGGAGCTACTTCATTATTACACAATGCAAATTGAGCAAACTTTATATCATCAACAAACATAAAGTCTGTTTGTACGAACTCAGAATCTTTATTAACGATAGGTGTTCTAAAATGAACACTTATACCTGTCTTCTTAATATAGTCAGCTGGCTTAAAATTACGCTCTTCACACCAGGCAGTTAACTTTTGAGCTAACTGCTCTTTACTCATTTTTAACTGATTGATAGCAATATCAAGGTCACCAGAAGATTCTTTTTTACCAGTACTACCTAGCAAATTTTTCATCAAGTTTATACCAACTATACCTGATAAAAAGTTTACCGTTGGTTCAATATCTTGTAGAAAAATGCGTTGTGTTGGTGCATTTTTAAATACATTACCGCCCTCAGTAAGGAGTTCGAAGAATCGTTTAAAATTAATCATTTTGTGATAATAGATCTGTGAGTTCGTTTTCTGTTCTAGCTAATTTAGATACACTTGCTTTCGCTGCTTTCTCTTCAGAAGCAGAAGAACCTCTCACAAGGTTAATTTGGTTAGGTGTTAAACCACCGCTAGCGTTTCTAATATCAAAACTGTAATTACCTTTATCAGTTTTGATCATAATAGATATGTGCTTACGAGACATTCTCTCGTTATTATAATATGGATACTTAACAGCTACACTCTCTATGTCGCCGATAAAGTCGTATAACTTATCTTTGTCTGATAAGTCGAAAACTTCTAGATCGTTTTTCGTATTCTTACGCTTTACGTAGATGTAACCGTAATCGAATGCTGATCCTATAAAATCTAACAGCTCGTCAAAATCTGCTTCATTAGTAGTGTTATAAACTTCAGCTTGCTCATCGGAAGATGGTTGTTTGTTAATATAATCTACAAGACCGTCTATCACAAGATCAATGTTTACACCTGCAGCGTCAAATAGTTTCTTACCGATTTTATCACGTTCTTTATTAACAAAATCAATATTTTTACCATCAACATCGAACATACCTGCAGCACCTGAATTACCTACAGTCTTACCACCAATATCTTTTAGAGAGATATAAAACTTTTTATCATCTTTATCGATTAAAGTTATATCTGCAATATCTGATCCTTTATCTTTTGGACCCTTATCAGAAAGAGGTCGTTTAACACGGCGATTAAAAGATGTCTCTTTATTTATTTTTACAAATGTAGTATCAAGTGCATCTTCGATACTTCTTAGAAAATTAGGTTTGTCATTCTCTTCCGGATTTTCAAAATATTTATCTAGCATTTTAAGTATATCTCTTTCATAAGACATACCTTTATTACTAAATGAGCCTCCTGCTAGGGTAATAATAAATTCATTACCCGTATTGTCATTCACTCTGTAAGAAGTAAATTTTGAAGAAGGTGAATCTGGATCACCTTTATTAATCTCACCTACAACAACTAAGTCAATATCTTTTAGTGTGTCTAAAAATTCTTGTTTAAATGCTACTTTATCTTCTACCTTTATAGCTGGAGCAACACGAATAGCGCCTCTCTTGTCTGAACCTAGTTTAATATTCGGATTTGCATCTACGATTGCCTGTTTGACTGCTGCTTTGTTTTTATATTCACGTACAAGTAGACGCTGCATAGGAACATGTCCTATGTTTTGTACATTGCTTTCGTATATTTTGCTGAGAGTTTGATTAAGCATTACTTAGAGTATCTCGGACTTCTTGATCTTCGAGGGATTGGGAAAGAATGCTCTGAATTGCATCGACAATCTTTTCAGGGTCAGACTCACCAAATTCTCTTACTACAGGTTTAATAATCATAAGTTCTTCTTCTGAAGGAGTGTGCCTAAGTGATTTTAGTATAAGTTCCTTATACAGAGGGAAAATTTCTGCTAGACTTAGATTATCAGTACCGCTTTTTTGAGGCTGAGTAGCTTTAGGATCAGTATCAGTTGAAGCTGCTGGTTCATTGGCTTGAGGTTCTGTTGCATCAGCAGGTTGCTCTAAAAACATATAACAACGACGAATAGTTTCTACAGTTTTTGACTCAACCTTCAAACTATTATCGAGACTTATTATTTTTTTTACTTGATCTACAATCTTAGCAACCGGTACATTGACCATCTTTCTAATATTCTCAATGGAATTAAAAATATATTGTTGCTTATTACGATCGAATAACTTTGGATTGAAAATGAAAGCATTAGTTAAGATCTTAATAACGTATTTTTCATTTTCATCTAGATCTGAGCTAGGTTCAGGTGTTGGTCCTAAAGCGGGTGTAGCAGGCTCTATAGGAGCCTCGTTACTCTGAGGAGCTTGATCTTCTTGCTGCGCAGGGGGTGTTTGCTCATTAAACAAACTTAAATATTTGTTGAATAAATTTGTTGTCTTGTTCATTGTATGTTAGGCGTTATTGTTGCAGTATTTTGAGAGGCTTCAATAGCATCACTAAGTGCGTCAGTAATTTTTTGGTATACTGGTATTGCTTTCTTTACTACTGCCTCTCTTTTTTTAACTGCTTGATTTGCTTTTTGAGCTGATGTAGCACCTAATATACCAGAGAATGGGCCTTTATATAAAGCTTTTGCAGCCATTGCCTCCACACCTTTATCTAAATTATATGTAGGGTTAAATGATGGACCTTGTTCATTTAAAGTATCGATGTCTCTAACATCTAGAGTAATGTCATTACCATCAACACTAACTGTAAAGGTATTATGATCGATGATTTTAACATCAATACCGGGTAGCTTATCTAGTAGTTCAACAAGCTTTGATACCATCATACGCTTACTCTCATTATGAGGTGATGGATTATTTTGCTCTATAATTTTGAGAAATTTACTCATACGTATATTTATCTTGATACAATCATTTTGTTGTAAGTATCCTGAAAATACGTATTCATCAAGAACGACAAACCATTTGTCTTTAAGAAGTTTAACAGCTTATTGTATTTTGACTTTGATATAGTTTTAGTAAACGAAATTTTACTATATGTTTTAGTAAAAAGATAAATACAATCACCATCTCTGTTAATAAGCTTATCAGCATACATATCAAACGACATATCATTAATAATGTATTTAACTGATAGTATATCAATAACCTGCACAAACAATTGAATATAATCTTGTTTTGTGTTGTTTGATAATAACCAAGTATTTTGATTAATATACAGTAGTACTTTTTCAGATGTACCTAGTGACTTAATGCGATTACATACCTCAAGTACCAAATAATTTATAAAAATTCGACGGCAATTGACGTTAGTAATTGGATCAAAATCTAAACTATATTCTATACACTTTAACTGAGAGGTTTTAACTACATCTCTTATTATAACATCGAAATTTAAAAGACGTACATCATGTGTCGGTATTTTTAGATCGATTTGCATTTTTAGGACGGCCTACTCTTAAATTAA